ATTGCTTCTCAAAAGAATCAAACTCTTCTGACTTAGGAAGAGCAACATCTTCTTTGGCAGCTTCTGCCATCTTGAGTCCAACCACTTGATTTTGGAAGAACTCGGATTTTCCTTGACGAACGGCATTGAGCTTGGTCAAGGCGACTTCGGCATCACTTACTTCACGATGCTCGGAAGCAGCAGCAGTCAAAATGGATAGAATAGAGGAACCATCGATAGCTAGCTTGTTGCCAGTATAGGTAGTTAGGTAAGTCTTAAGGTTAACATGATTAAGTTCTTGTGGTCCCGAGTTGCCCATGAAAACAGAAGCTTCCACCACTTTGCCTTGATTAATCTCGATAGGGACGAACATACTGGTCACGCCCTTGGGAGTCTCATAATCGGCACGAATGACTAGAAACTTGTCATTGCCAGCGCTGACTTGAAGAGCAGCTGGGCGTAGGTTCCAAGAATCCAAAGTAGTAGAGACGGAAGCTTTAGCTTGGTTAGCCAGAGCTTGAGAATACATTTTGACTGGTAGGCTCTTGTCGAAGACGCTCTCTAGCGCATTAGCTAGGATTTGATCTCCCACGGTGTATGGATTGATGTTGACGCCGTCATCACGAGTAGCTGTTTGAGCACCCTGAAGTTGTGGAACGTTTCCTAATTCATTTTGGAACAGATCGGCAAACTTAGTATTGCGAGAATACAGCTTGGTGTAGAGTTGCTTTAACTCTCCACGACGAATGAAAAGCGTGTTGTTGGAAGCCATCTTACTAACAACTCTGGACATGGCGCCAATGGTTTGATCACCAGGATAAGCCGCAGTAGCTTTCTCTAGCTTAGCGGCTAAAATTGGAGTAGCAATTCTCTCGTTATCTTCTACTGACTGCGCCAGAGAACCTACTAGTTGTTGTATTTTGTCGAGGCTCATTTAAACACCTATTCCGTATTGTTAGACCAACTCAGGGTATTTAGTTAATACCTCTTTTTTAGCTGAAACAGAAAGCTCACTTAATAGAGCCTTCACCAGCTTAGGGCTGGCAGCTAACTTAGCAGGCAGATATCCTGGGACTTTATCCAGCTCAGAACGAGGGATTCCCATTCGGCTGGCTGAGACTCTGACTAGGGGGTCGCCCTTGTAAGAGACTTGCAAAACGCCAGCCGTCTTATTTACCGCAACATCCCATAGGGCAGCAGTCTTTTCTTCCTCTTCTGGTTGGTATAGGGCGACAATGTATTCACCATCATCGGCGCTCTGTACTTGCCATAGGTCGGCGGACTTATCGCTGTCCTTGAAGCGAACCACATCAAACGCCACCACCTCTAATTGGTCTTTAACCTCGGAGAGACGATAAGCTTTTTTAGTGATTTGATTAACTAAGCTTGAGTAATCTATAGCAAATTTATTCATAAAGCTCCCAGGAACAGAACAGGCCCTACCATACATAAAGTAATATTGATACTATTTAGAAGGAAAATCCCTAATAGATTATCTCTAAATATTACCAAAACGCTTTATTGCGGAGCTTGGAGACCAAGACTTTTAGCTTTTCTTCATCCATAAAGATGTCGTATAGATCGATGGCATACAACTCCGTCCAACACCCAGGATTTCTGGGAATGGTCGGAATTTCTAAAAGTTTCATTAGTTCATCAGCTTTTTCCAATTTAGAGTGTTTGGCAACATCTTCGGCAGAAGCGTATCCATCTAACACCATTGAAGCTTTAAAATTCATTTTTACCAAAATGCTTTGTTGCGGAGTTTAGTAATTAGCTCTTGACACTTCTTTTCGTCTGTAAAAATGGTATACAAATCCTCAAGATTAACTTTGTTACCGTTATTAGGTATTTCCAAAAATTCCATTGTCTTTAGTATAACCTGCATTTTGGCGAGGGATCTTTTTAGAGACTCTGCTATCTCTGCATTTGAGAGTTCTTTTTTCATTTCTTTCGTCTTTCTCGTCGATACTCATTAAAACATTCTTTGCAATAGGTATTTAGTCCAGTCTTAGTTTTTTTATCCGGGCGAAACAACTCTCCATCTAAAATCTCGTGGCATATCCCACACTCTTTGGTATTGGTGATAGGGTCGTAAAATAACTCTTGTCTTTTAGGCGGCTCAGGTCGAGGAGCAGAATACTTATCGTCTTGTTGTTCTTCAATTGATTTTCGTCGATGGCATAGGGCACACAATATTTGGCATTTGTCGAGTTCAGCTTGTAATATCTCCACCTTACGGCTCTTTAACTGACATACATCATATAACTTGGTATTAGGATCGATATGATCAATTTGCATATTATAGTGTTCGTATTGATTTTTACAAATTGCACACGGCTTATTTTTAAACTGATGAATAATATCAATATTACGCTGTTGATGCGGCTTGTATTTTCTTTCTTCACCAAAACGATCATGTGTGCGTTTGTTATGACACAACAGACAAACGAGATCACATTTTTCAATTTCTGCTAAAATTACTTCTTTGGAAACATTATCCAGCAACATTCTGGTAACGCTTTTAATTTTATCTCCACGTCCGGGCACGTGATCGTAATCCATACAGAAGGGCTCGTAAATCTGTCCGCAGTCTATACATGGCGTATTAGATTTTAACTCTTGAAGCCATTGAATGCGTTCGGCTCTTTTATTATTGTTATAATTGCGACTTGCAACCAAATCATCATTGTATCTATCTTTACGATATTTACTACGACACTCATCACACCACGGGAAAAAACCATCGGCTGCTTTCGCTTGTTTCACGAAGCAGCCGATATCTTTGGAGTCGCCACACAGAGAACACGTTTTCATACTAATACTATATCAGATTATTGCGTGCTTTCAATTTTATTTTTTACCATTTGTTTTCGCGAACTTCCGCCATTTTTTGGAGGATATCTTTAATAACGTCGTCGTTCTCTATGATTTTCCTTATCTTTTTCCTGGCGCCGCCGTATATCTTCTTCCCATTCTTGTAATCTACATTACCATTGAGCGACTTAGTAATGGAGCTTTGATTGACATTGAGCATCTTGGCAATCTCCATTTGAGTATAGCCATCAGCATACAAACGGATCACTTCACGTTGTCGTGGGGTCAAGAGAGTATCAACCACCCTCCAAAATTCTTTCTTCAACTGATCTTCCAATTCGATCAGGTTCTCGTTATACTCAAATGGATTTAACCTGTTGTAGATGCTGTCTTCATTACAAAAAGCTTCCATCATATCATTCGAGCAAACTGTTTCGAGAAGAACCCACTGATAACGGTCTGATCTGTTTTGTCTTTTATTCATATGAACCCCTAATTAAAGTTGTTAAGGCTTAATGAATATATCAATCGTAAGCGGCTAAAAATTAACTATAAAATTAGCCCTTAACTACAAATGACGGCGACTCGTCCTCACTTAAGGTAAGATACTCATCGATGTCCTTGTAGCCTTCCTGAATATAGAAATCTTGAATATTGGCCAAATGACCAAATCGTTTTTGCGCTAATTTCCTCCCTTTTGTGCCAGCTTCGTCGTTATCCAATAACATAATAAGGTTATTGGTGTATCTGCTAATGAGGGAAAATTGATAGGAAGTCATATTATTATTACCTAAAGCCACAATATTTCTAATACCGTGTTCCATTGCTTTAATCAAATCAAACTGACCCTCTACGATATAAACGCAATCTTGGTCTAAAATATGTTGTTTATTTTCATACAAACCAAAAAGATAGTTTCCCTTCTTAAAATAGGTGTTCTTATACTTAGAGACCTTTCTTTCCGCCATTTCCTTAGGATCTAGCAGGGTACGGCTGACTAGAGCTACCACCTTACCGTAAGGGTCTCGAAAAGGCATAACCAGCGGATAGTGCTCAAAAAAACAAAAACGGACCGTGCGAGGACACAGTGAATCCTCGATGTTTCGATAATCTATTAGTTTATGTTTGACCAGCGTCTCATCCCCCACCAAATCGGTTAGGAGGTGTAGCTCGTGAATTTGTGGGAAATAGCCAAACTGAAAAGTTTGGATACTTTCCGGCATCAAACGAGAATGCAAATATTCTCGCACATCGTCAGCTCCTGGATAGTTGTGGAGCAGATAACGGCAAGACTCACTAATTTTTTCCAACATAACCAATCTTTCTGATTCTCGGTTATACGTCGCGATCAGTTGTCCTCAACTTTTCGCGCAACATAATCTTGAAGGGTTCGCTCAGCTGATCCAGCGGCTTATTGCACCCACTACAGATTATATCCTCTTGCACTAGCTTGGGACGATCATCTTTGCCGCAACGGGGGCATTTGACGGAAAAGGGCTTGGGCTTCTTAGCTCTAAATTGTTTTATTTGTTTGTTGGACTTCATTTGCATTTTAACAAAAGAAGTGATGCCCGTCATTTCTTTATCGCACTCGGAGCAATATACTTTATCATCGTTGGGATCTAAGTATGGCTCATTAATTTTACCACATCCCTTGTTGTTGCACGGTAATGAAAATCTCATTTTAGTTTACCTTATAATTATCGGATTGATGAAGAGCGGCCAAAATGTTGTTAATGTCTTGCGGATACTTAACATCTAAAACAACACGCTGATCACCTACCCTATTAACTCCTAGACGTGGAATAATAATCTCTTCTTTATTACGGGATTGTGGTTTAACTTCTACATCCTGAAAGCCATTGATAGTTTTAACTATCTTGCGGCAACCAGTTAAAGCTTCCAGCAGAGTTAGTTCTAAAGTAAATACCACATTAACGCCCTGGATGGATAGTCCGGGCTCTGGGATGACGGTAATATAAAGATGGACATCGGTGTGCTGTTCCATCGTCATAATGCTACCCACATAATGCCCCATTCCATTCAAACGCAGAATGTTGCCATTAATTACCCCGCCCTGGATGGTGACGTTGGCAGAAGATTCTACATCTAATATTCCGGCACCAGTACAAGTTTTACAAAGAGTTTTGGAAGTTATTCCACGACATTTGTTGCAAGTCTGAACGAAGATCATTGGCCCTTGTCTTTTGACCACCTGACCTTTGCCGCCACATTGATCACAACCGTTGTTGAGGGAGATTTGTCCAGCGCCTTCGCACTCTTTACATTTGTTCCTACGCTTATACTTGATGTCTTTATGACATCCGGTGACGGATTCGGTAAAAGAAATAGTAATAGGAACTGGGATGTTTTCTGCCTGAACCGGATGTTGCCTTCCAAAAGGACCGGAATGATAGGCGCTCATTTCTTCTCGATCAGTGCTTTTGCCACTAGAGACCACCTGATAAGCCTCGTTAATTTTCTTGAATTTGTCCTCAACGCCCGTTTCTTTATTATCCGGGTGATACTGTTTAGCCAGCTTACGATACTGCTTCTTGGCTTCCTCCGGGGTAGAGTCGGAAGATATTTCTAGGATTGAATAGGCTTCTTTGACATTCATTTCTTCTTCGCTTTGCGCGTCGCTTTCTTCTTCAATTTACGCACCACTCGTCCAGTCAAGACAAAGGCATAATATAGGGCGACAGCTACGCCATCTGCCATATCGAAACTTTCTACTTTTACTTTACCTTTTTTATCCAACTGGTAGGGAAATGTAATGCCTAAATGAGCGGAAACAAGTGCCGGCATATCTTCTTTTTTTGGTAGCTCTTGGTCCATCTTGAGTCCGTGCCTGATGCTCATAACATTGAACATCTCGGGTGGATGAGTGAGATAATCGTAAGCTACCAAACCAGTCATACGATTAAAGGTGGTCAGCATAATGATGGTTTTAGCAGTACTCTTACCTTTCATAAACTGAATAATTTCTTCTACACCAATGCAATCGGGCTTATATTGTTGAATGACTTCTTGGATTTCTTGTCGAGTTTTGGCGATGCGCTCGATAATGTTTCCCTTCTTGGGAGGCTTAATGTAATTGGCGTGAACAAAATCTATCTTATTAGCTTGCTCATCCACATCTAATATACAATAACCGATACAAGAAGAAGAAACGTCGAAACCTAGTACTCTTTTCATACTAGGTAATATATCGATTATTATCGATATTTAATAAATTAATCTCCGTTGATCGAGGTGAACTTCACTATTTCAATATTCATCTTCCACATTCGTTGACCATCATTACACTTACAAAAAGCGATCCAGTATTGGAAATCAATATCACCGTTGTTATGTGATTCCCACGCCAATGATTCATAACAATCGGTACAATAACTTTCGTGTTTTACACGAAATGGCTCCGCTATCATTTCTTCTTTAATTTTCATTTGTGCCCCAAAATTTTTATAACAACTCCAAATAGAAGAAGCTCAAGATTTTACCCTTGAGCTTCTTTGAGACTACCACAACAAAGTGAGATTAGCCTTGAACAGTAGTGTCTGCGGCACCGTCATATGGTGGGAAGTCTTCTTCCAATTCCGCACTTTCTTCAGCAGCTTCAACCACCGGAGCAGCTTTGACCACTGGCTTAGCAACAGCCTTAGCAGCTGGCTTGGCACTGGTCTTGACTGGTTCACTGGTCACGCCATTGATCTTGTCAATTCTGCGCTGTTGTTCTACTAGGGTGAGTGGAGTGCAACGTCGCTTCAGGTCTTCCAAATCAACGTCTTTATCTTTGATCTGTTGATCGGTAGCTGACAATGGCTCCTTAGAGAGTGGGATTACGTTGTAGTAATCGTTAGGTGCGGCACCTTTCTTAACCAAGATATTGATGTCATACTTGGTGGGATCGCCCCAATCCTTGTCTCGTGCCAAATCTCTAATCTTAGAGAAGACGGCGAAAGAAACGTCCACAATCTTATAGGTACCAGTTTTACGATCAATGACGCCGTAGAACCAACGATCCTTTGGATTGTTGTCTGGAATCTCACATAGCTGACAAGAGCCGTGAATCATCGTACAGCCAACTTTCTGACCGAATCCGGGATCACCATCTTTCTTGTGCTTGTGAGTAGTATACTGAAAGGGACTGGTTAGTACCCTGATCTTGTTTGGACCGTCAGACAGTCTGAGCCAGAGATCCTTGCTGTTTGTGTTTTTCTTGTTATTACTACCACGATCATCGTTGTAGTCAACTTCACCAAATACCTGATTACTCATATTATTCTCCTGATGTTATTTATTGCTTCCGGGAACACACGTTCCATATTTCTTCCTGTAACATATCGACTTGTGTTTTATTTAACACATTAGCGTGTAAATCTAACGAAACGAGTACGACTGTGATCCGTTGTGCGACCAAATCGAACTCCGACGCCTCGGCTGCGAAGTCTATTGGCTACCCTATTGATCACCAATCTAAGAGCGGATGGGGAGCCGGGAAGAAAAGTTCGTTGACGCTTGCTCAATACACGATTGAGGGCAGACGTCAATCTAGTCATCGTTCCGGTCCAGCTGCTCGTAGACTGACTTTCAGTCATTGACATAATGCCGCGAAACACAATCTCGCTAACATTATCTTCTTGTGAAACACTTGCTACATTCCTATTATTCATCGTCATTTTTCTTTCTCACTTTCTTACCAAAAGGCTTTTATCTTATTTAATCTATTAACAATCTTACTATCTATTTTACCAAGGGCAATATTTCTGCCGTCATCTATATTGAAGCGGTTCTCTTCGCGTTTAGCAACGCCAATTATTATATCATCTGGAACGCTTTCACTCGCAACTAACTCAAGACCCCATAACAGAGGGGCTTGCTGATACGCTCTTTTAATAACCGAATCCCCTAAATGTGAAACAATACAATTCATATTTTCGGGGTGAAAAAAAAGATAATCTACTTTTAAATCCCATCTTTCTATTTGAATCATCATCTCGACAACGAATCTTTTCATAAACTTTTTAGGTTCATCCACGAACGATTGAACAGTAAACTCAATTATTGCGTTAGGAGCATTGGGTCCATCTGCCTTGGCTATCCAAGTTTCTATCTGTTCCTGGGTTGGGTTCATTGACCGCTCATCACCGTAGTGGGTTTATGCGCATTGAAAACTAAGCTACGGATATTATGGATTCTGTGCCAAGGCAAGTGAACTTCCATAATATTTTCTTTGGGAGTTGTTTTTACTAAATCCATTGCTCCAGCGATAACTTCACTTTCGGGATGGTCTCCCTCCACATAAAATCCCTTAACTTGAATGAACCCATTAATAAAATCTGGCTTATCAATAGAAACGAAGTAAGACATCTTGACTTTACCCACTCCATCTAACACTACTAGATAACAGGGCTTTTGTCTAATGGGACTACCGCCAGCGACGCCGCCAGCATAAATGGCGCCAGATGGCACGCCTGGTAATTGGGAACCCACTGCTCCAACTGCAAAATCTTTCTCTGATGGCATTTACTTACTACCTTTCTTACTCTTCTTAGTTTCCAGAACTTCCACCTTTTTAGCTTCTTGTTCCGCTTTTTGTGAAGCTCTTTTAGCCTCACGAGCTTGACCAATCTTAATAACTAATTCATTGGCAAAGTCTGCATCATCTTTGACTGCTTCGCAGAACTTAGGAAAACCAACCCATTTTTTATCACCGTACTCGTGAGAAACGGTGGAGGTTTTAGCCACTACGTTGTAATCTACGGCCAGTTGTGCAATTTCTTCGTGTCTGTCTATAACACCGATTCCGAAGTTTACCTTGAATTCGCATTTTCTTGGGTAGGGACCAAATTTAGATTTTTCTACGGTAGCACGCATAGTATGACCAATTTTTTGATCTTTTTCGTCCAAGATTTGGGCGTCAGCACGAGCCACCGCCTCGAAGTAAACGTTGGCACTCAAAAAGTGGGCGTAGGTATTTCCACCCGAGAAGGAGTGGTCGATACCATAAGGATCCATATTAGCCTTCTTATGGTTGATGAAAATGAAAGGCACTTGAGCGCGATTAGCATCCAGAGATAGCTTGCGGAAAGTGGTGGTTAGGAAACGAGCCAATAGAGCCATATTCATCTTACCCACGATAGCAATATCTTCGCCGGGTGGTAAAATGGCACCCAAAGAGTCTAACACTACCATATTGATGTTGAATTCACCTGCCATAATCTTGTCTAGCAAACCTTCTTTGCTTTTGCCAGCTAGCATGTGGGTCTTCTTATCTTCCTTAGGAACTCCCAACACCATCTCAAAGCAGCTGCGACCGATAACAGCCGTCTCACCATCTACTACGATAATTCGAGTGGTATCACAACCCAAAATGGATGCCCAACCAGCATCGAAAGTGCCTTCGGCATCAATGAACATTTGCTGCGCATCAGGGTCAGCTAACTGAGCTTCCTTGATAGCCAACATCGCCATCAAAGTTTTGCCGCTACCTGGGGCACCATAATACTGAATTAATCTTCCTTTAGGAAGACCGCCAGAAGACAATGCATCATCTAAAGCTAATGAGCCGGTAGAAGTGACTGGCAAAATCTCGCCAATGGTTTCGTGTGCTAATCTAAAATCTAATTGTGCATCAGCTTCCGCAAAACTTCTAAAAAAAGCCTCTAATTTATTCGACATTTAATCTCCTATCGCCCTTTGTACGACGCTCATTTTAGAGCTATATCGGGCTTATATTATATCTTTTATTCGTAGCCGACAGGCACTTTCTCGCTTGGCGTTGAACTATATCCGAGGATCGTCCTTCGAAGACCTTGGGCAATATCTTTATAATGATGGTGCGCTTTGACCAAAATTTCATATTTACGTTCTAGCGCCAGCTTGCTTCCTTTGGCATTTGCTAATTTGATTTGTACGATTTCGACCTCGGGCGATGATTCTCCTGCCCATTTTTTCATTTCGGAAGTGGTTCTGCCTTCAGTGGCTTGATACTCCAAAGAAACTTTATTCTTTGTACTATTAACTTTAGCTTCTAAATATCCTATTGTTTTTACTAGTTTAGCCAAATACTCAGTTAAAAGATCGGCTGCTCCCAGAGTTTGTTGTTGCAACAATTCGGCGTGAGCCAAATCGATAGCATCAATTATCTGAAGGTTTTTAAGCACTTGCTGAACATTGGTGATGTCAAATTGTGCGAAATCTTCCTCGTTTTGCGTCCCGATAAAATCTCCTAGTCTTACTTGTTGAGTCATTGTCTCTTCCTTACTCTTATATATAATGTTATTTACTATTTCTCGACAAATTAATTTAGTGCCTACGTCGTTTTACGCCGTCCAAAAAATTATTTTTACTGGCTAATGGTCGCAGATTCTGTAGTTCCCAGCACTTCTTAAAATCATCTTCTTCCATAGAAGAATAAGAGAAGGTGCTCTGCGGAATAATATGATCTATATTCCAAGTCCAAGTACCATTATCATTGTCATTCCAAGATTTGGCATCGTATAATCCGTAATTTTCCCAGTTCATCCAGGATTCGAATTGTTTTTCCAAATGTTCTTTAAGTTCTTGAAAAGAATAAGGAAGATACTGCGTACACGATTTTCCGTTTTTACCCGATGAAAGTGCGCGCCCAATTACACGAGAAACGTTCTTTCGTATTTTAGAGGAAGGGCTTAATCTCTTTCTATATTGTTGACGATATAATCTTTGATATTCTCGATACTTATCAGGATTTTGTTCCACACATTTCCTACTAGTAGAATACTGACAAACTTTACATTTGGTGGGGCAAGACGGATAAAAATCATTTGTCGCATCTTTATCTTGTTCGCAAAATTTGCAATACCTATTCATTTTATTTCGGCTAATTTATCTTTTACTTGCCTACACAAATCATCCACTTGGTCCTGCATTAGGCGCAAATGTTGATGTTGCATCAAACTCATCAAAAAGAGAAATACTTCCATACTGGTGCGATATTTTGAGGGTGGTTTGAGATAAATAATAACCCCTCGACCGTCCGTCTCGAACAGGTCAATGAACATATCTTCACCCTTATTGGTGGCAGTAGAATAGGATTTAACGATTTTTTGGTACAAACCAAACTCGTCTTCCGTCATATCTACACGCTTACTGTCAATAATTCTGAGCGTCATCTTACCACTCCAATTTATAATTAACCGCTACGAGAGAAGCCGCCCTTACCTCGGTTAGCCCCCGATTCAAAGTCAGATTTTGATTTCTGCACACGATCCTGCATCTGTTGTAGCTTGAGTAGATCAGCCGCATTAGCTACTCCACCGCTGCCACCGTGCCCAGACTTGGCTGCCGCAATTTGTTGATTAGCTGCCAAGATATGTGCCGGTATCATATCGTCATCACCCGAATCTGGCAAAGAAGAAGCGACTTCACCACCGGAAATCATTGACTGAAATTCCGCCACTGCTTCTGGATCGGCTTGCTCTAACATCTCTGCCGGAATGGTAATACTACCGCCTGCCATCGTTAAACCAGCAGAACCAGCTTTCTTTATTTGGTTCGCCATTTCTTTAAGATGCTGAGTTTTTTCAGTTGGGGAGGAGAATACTTTGGAGGAGTTGGGGCTGGAAGGAGCACCGCTGGAGGGGGTTCGGATAACTTCGGCTCTTTTAAAGAAGGCGCTTGTTTTATCCTCCGATTGAAGAGATTGCGCCTGCACTTCCTCGACACCATTTTCCGTCTTGACTTTGACAGTAAACTTCTTACGATCTAGGAAGTCTTGGTCGTCCTTGGCTTTCTTCAGGTCTTTCAATATATCTGCTGGAAGATAGTCAACTAAATTGGGCGAATCTGTTTTAATATAGTTATGATTAGACAACATCCAATCATCTAATTGAGTTTGATATGGTTGAAGTTGTTCCATCGTTTCACGAAGGGTGCCGAACAAAGTTTTAAGAGCACCATCCATAATATGTTTACCACAAAAGGGGCAAACATTAATATCAATGGCGTGAGCCCATTGTGGATTAATTTCTAATTGACAAGATATACATTGCATTATTGACTCACTCTTCTAAAAACAGGTGGCTTACGAACACTGGCAAATTTAATCAAACGCTGCTTATTAAGATACTGACTTGCCTTGGCACTTATTTTTCCTCCCAAATGATCAGCGAATTGTTTTTCCAGTGCCTCAATTTGACGTGAGGAATGAGATTTACATTCTGCTACTATTTGTCTAAGACGATACACGCTGAGGGGAAGGGCATTTTTATCTGAAATATAATCCGTGGTAATAAAGCCAAGTGCCGTTAGCATCTCCTGATTTTTATAAGTCTGTGCGTATTCATATAACTCCTTCAACTTCAGTTCGAAGGGAGTAGGAGGAGACTCTACTTCCACCGTCTGTGAGCGGTTAGTCAAGTCCTTCAGGCTTCCACGATCAGAATATACTTTGGCACGACGAGTTGGCATTATTTTTTCTCTTCTTGGATGGCAGAAGTTTGTTGTTCTTTGGCTTTAACCATTTCAGCAAACTTCTTCTGATCGGCAAGACTGTAAAATGGACCTTTGGTTCCCTCAGATTCTAGGGTGAATTTAACTACTTCCGCCCACTCCTCTGAGACTGAAGATTTCCCACTTGAATTGAGAAGCTCTAATAGCTCATCACCAGTTAGTTCTGGCGGTTGTGGCTCGGTATAATTTTCAGGCTTAGCAGGTCGTTGAGCCTCAAATTGAGAACGAGCCTTTAGCACCGGATGTTGGCTTAAATTGGTGACCCAGGATTCATAACCAGTCCAGGCAGGACGCTGAGAATTATTGAATTTGGCGATAGTTTGTTCTGCCCTAGCTGGATCGAATGGAAGATAATCTACCCCCGGTCTACTTTCAACAACTGGCTCAGAAGCGATAAAATCTGGATCCTTACCTTGGAGAACGATTAGGTGTCGCATAGCGCGAGCAGTGGCAGAAGCTAAACAAGTGGTAACCCACTGCACTAGTCGGAT